CCATCTCCTATAAATACTTGTATTAATAGGTTCAAAACAACAGAACAGCGGTGGGCCATATGAGCAAGTAATCCATGTCGTACATTTCGGGTTTTCGGGTCTGCGGCATGTTCTCTTTGATAGTAAATGTCACACATTTGCAAGAAAACAAACCACACAACAGTATTCATTCGTCCGTCCCAATTTTTAAAATCAGTATCAAAGCCAAATTCGGAATTTTCCAGGAGTCGTCGATTCATTGAGGTCCAATCTATTGACATGGGATCCATTCCTATTGAAGAGCCTAATTTATTGAAGTGGCGTTTAATGTGGGCTACAATAGCACCAAAATATTTCTTACATAAAATTGTTAATTCTAAAGGAGGAATATTAAATACACGGGTTTTAGGTTTTCGAATCTTTTCTATGGGACGCAATTCATCTTTCAAACAATCATTCCACACTACATTGTCGCCCATAGTTTTATTTTGAAGCTTAATTTCTAAATGTTTTAATTTGGGAGCTAAAGGGGATTGAGGATCTATTTCGTATCTAGGCGGATCACATACATAATTTATCGGTCGGAGGAGCCACTTCTTTCCAGAAGCGCCCTTAGGTTTTTCAGGGTGGTTGATATAATTAAGTACGGGAGATGTCGTAAAGTCAAGAGGATGAATTTGGTCATAGGATTCAGAGCCATTGATCGTTTCGTAATCTGTTAAGACACGCGGTTCAAATTGTACGTCGTGATGGAAAAGGTCTCGGCCCATATTCTGAGCAATATACAACGTAAGCGTTGGATCATGGCAGGGAAAATGTGATATTTTCCCATATTTTTGCACTCCAGCCATAATCGGATGCCCACCTTCAGGGGCTTCGCGTGTTCTAGGGTCGTTATTGCAAATCACGGAAGGCTCTTTCTTTTGGGTGTGTCGGATTTTTCCATGGAGGAGTGAGGGTTGGATTTGAGTTCGGGTGGGTTGTCGGGAGGTATAGGTATGGTCGGTCGGATTTCCAAAAATTTGAATTTCACCTTCTGGAACATAGGTTCCGGCAGCAATTGCGTCGCCAACTTCAATCATTTCTTCAAATCCAGATATTACGAGCGAATTTGTTCGCTCTTCCAAGATTGAAATGGCTCTTTGAATAACTTCTTGAGTTATTATTGTTGAATAACCGTAATTCGGGACACGGTTCAGTCCAGACGCAACATGTATTCCAACGACTGATCGTTGATGTGATGGATTTATTGAGATGCA